CTATTTTATTTAGAGACGACGCCGACAAAGGTTTTGAGAACGTAAGACAAGAATCTCTTGCATTACCAATCTTAAAACTTTTACAGAATGGATCTGGAGAAGCACAGAAGCGTAATCAAAATTACGTTGAAGGAGCAGAACCAGGTATGTTCTTAAATATAGTTACTAAAAAACTATATGATGGTGATAAAGGAATTAGTGTTATTCCTTGTTACTATAAAATGGAATATCAAGAATGGGCAGAGTTTGGCACTGGTTCAGGTAGACCGGAACAAATTTATCCTGCTGATTCTGATATACTATCTAAGACTACTAAAGATGGTGGTAAAGATAGACTAGAGAATGGTAATTACATTCTGACTGTTCATCAAAACTACGTGATTATCGTAGGGGAAGATGGATCAGCTGAAACTGCACTTATTTCTATGAGTGCATCACAAGGCAAAATTGCAAGAAAATGGCAATCACTGCAAATGTCACAAACTATGACAGATGCACAAGGGTCATTTACACCTGCATCATTTGCTAATTCATATAGACTAACGTCTGTATTGAACTCTGGTAAAGGTAATCAGTGGTATGGTTTTTCAGTTGCTTTAGAAGGCGCTGTAAAAAATGCTACGATCTATCAAAGGGCAAAAGAATTCCACGATAGTATGGATAAACAAAACAGATAATTGCCACAATTGGGCGGTACATATGTGCCGCCCAAACACATAACCAGAGGGATACATGATAGAAAGACTAAGAGAAATATTTAAAGGTTTAGAGAGCGCATATGGTGCCACTAAAATTACAAATGATATAAGACATGATGGTAAAAATGAAGTTAGGTCTTATACAGTTAAAAATCCAGTTACAAAAGAACTTTGGGAAAAACATTTAAATGGAGATGAACCTGCATTAGGTGTTGTTCCTATTAACGAAGACAATGAATGTAAATGGGGTGCTATAGATATAGATACCTATCCATTTGATCATAAAAAATTAATTAAAAAAATTAAAGATAAAAATTTACCATTGATTGTGTTTAGATCAAAATCAGGTGGTGCACACGTTTATTGTTTTACAAAAGATTTTATTCCTGCATCTTTAATGAGACAAAAATTACAGATGATGGCTTCAGCATTAGGATATGCAAAAGCAGAAATATTTCCAAAACAATCTACGATTAAAGCAGATAGAGGTGATATTGGAAACTTTTTAAATATGCCATATCACGGTGGAGATAGAACTGTAAGATATGCAATAGGTGATGATGGACAATCTTTAACGATAGAAAATTTTATAAAAGAATATGACAAGTATGCACAAGATGAAGATCAATTAAAATTACTTTTAGTTAAAAAAGAAACAGACCCAGCAGAACCTTTTCCAGATGGTCCACCATGTTTAAATACGATAATTAAAAATGGTCCTATTGTAGAAGGTAATGGGGAGATAGCACATTCCGGCCGTGACAATGGTTTCTTTAATATTGGAGTTTATTTAAAAAAATCTAACCCAACAGGATGGCAAAAAGCTTTAGATGATTACAATGATGAAAAATATGTAAAACCTAAATTATCTCCTGAAGATGTTATTAGAATCAAAGCACAAGTTGAAAAAAAAGATTACAATTACAGATGTAAAGACAAACCTATTTGTAATTTTTGTGATGAAAAACTTTGTTACACAAGAACTTTTGGTAAAGGTGATGAAGTTAGAATGCCTGCTATTACAACCATAAGAAAATATGCATCGGATCCACCAATATTTTTTGTAACGGTAGATGAAGAAACCATAGAAGTAGATGGACCAACCTTACATGATCCTGAAAAATTTAGTGTGGTATGTATGACAGAATTAGGTACACCATTATTACCAGTTGCTAAATTAATATGGAGAAAGATGTTAGCTAAACTTATGAAAGCGATGGATCCAATTGAAGCTCCTGATGATACTAAAATAGATGTACAACTTAAAGAACTATTAACAGAATTTATTAGTCGTGATGGTAAAGACTTAGATAGTGTTTTAAAAAGTAAACCTTATACAGAAGGTGGAATTAGTTATTTTAAATTTAAAGATTTCTGGAGATTTGTCATTAGAAGTAAAAGTTGGCCAGATAAAACTTATTCTAAAAATAAAACTATAAGATTAGTTGAACAATTATTTAATGGTAAACAAGTCACCAGGGATGTTGTTGTCAAAGCTAAAGGTAAAGAAGAAAGAAAGAGTGTCAAACTTTGGACGGTAGAGAAAATTGAAGTGCAAAAGTATACACCAAAAAGATTAGAAAAGAAAGCGGCACCATTTGAATGAGAACAGTAATTGCAGGTCCACCAGGTACAGGGAAAACACATACTTTAATTCATAAACATTTACATAATGAATTAATTATCAATAAAACTGATCCTAAAAAAATTTGTTATATTACATTTAGTAATGCTGCGGCGGATGAAGCAAGAGATAGAATACAAAAAGAATATCCAACCTTTGAATTTGATTGGATATGTACCATGCATTCCATGGGAACTAAATTATTGAACATAGATACCACCACTCAATTATTAAAAGATGAAAATTGGAATCCATTTAAAAATAAATATGGACACACCGATATGCATTTTGAAACCATACAAAAAGAAAATGGTTATCACGAATATAAAAATCAATATATGAAAATTATAGAATATTCTCGTTGTACTAAAATGAATTTGCAAGATGCAGCAATCAAATTAGATTTAATAGATTTTATTAATGAACCATTATTAGAACAACTCAATCAAGATATTATTGATTATAAAAAAGATTATAACATGTTTGAATTCTCAGACATGATTTCCGATTTTGTTGAGAAAAAATTGTGTCCATCCCTCGATGCAGTTTTTCTTGATGAAGCTCAAGATCTGAATCCTCTGCAGTGGGATATGTTCTTTTATATTGAATCTCAATGTAAAAGATCTTTCGTTGCAGGGGATGACGATCAAGCAATCTATGCATTTCAAGGAGCTGATCCTAAAATATTTATAAATTTAGATGGCACTCCAGATCATCAAACGGTATCAAGAAGAGTACCCAAACAAATACATAAAGTTGCTTTATCTATATTAGATAACATTGATGAAAGAAGAGAAAAGATTTGGGAACCGAGAGACGCTGAAGGACATGTTATAGAAGATTTAGAACTCAATGATATTGATTTTAGTAAAGGTCAATGGATGATTTTAACTAGAACGAATGATCAAATGAAAAATTTAGTACCAATCTTGCAAGAATGTGGATATAGATTTGACTGTAAATTCAATGACTTATTGCCTTTAGAGGTTATTAAAGCCATTAATGACTGGGACCGACTGAATAAAGGTGCAAGTATCTCAGGAGAAGAAGCTCAAAACATTTACGAATATTTAAAATATGATGAAGGAGATGTGAAGTATGGTTTCTCCGGTGGCAAGTCTCTAGTAAACGTAGACTCTGTGGATATGGATGAATTAAGAATGGAACATGGTTTAATTACATCTGGAGACTGGAGAGTATTGCGATTAAAAAATTATCAAAGAAGTTATATCGAGGATCTCGTAGCGAGCGGCGAGGATCTAAGTAAACCTGCAAGAATTAAATTAGCAACCATACATTCTGTTAAAGGTGAAGAAGCAGAGAATGTTATTTTGTTTACAGATTTAGAAAGAATTATTTACGAGTCAGCGCAAGTAAATAAAGACACCGAACATAGATTATTTTTTGTGGGTGTAACAAGAGCAAAAGAAAAATTATTCATAATGAATCAAGGTTATGAATATCAATATAACATAGGAGAAGAAATAATATGACAAATAAAAAAATGTTTGAAGAAGCATTTCCACAAGATAAGCAGATAGGCGGGAGTCACTACAAGAACTTTCGCATTCAACCTTATGAATTTATATCAAAAAATAATCTTTCATTTTTTCAGGGCAATGTAATTAAATATGTTTGCCGTTACTTGAATAAGAATGGAATTGAAGATATAGATAAAATAATTCATTATTGTGAATTAGAAAAAAAGAAATTAAGAGATATCGCAAAAAATAAATGAACTTTGAAATGACCGTTATTTATGATTTAGGGTTACTCACTTGTATTGCAATATTTTATTTTATGTTAGGAGTATAGATGTTTACAGCACAAACGGAATGGAATGTTCCAGAAAAATTTCCAGATCTATCAAAATATAGTTATGTTGCTATTGACTTAGAAACTAGAGATCCAAACTTAAAAACAAGAGGATCAGGAGCAGTTATAGGTGAAGGAGAAATTATTGGTATTGCATTAGCTGTAGATGATTGGCAAGGTTATTATCCGATAGGACATAGAGAAGGTAATTTAGATAAAAGAATTGTACTTGATTATGTTAAAGATGTTTGTAAAGCAAATAATACAAAAATATTTCATAATGCGATGTATGATGTCTGTTGGTTAAGATCTTATGGAATACAAATCAATGGACACATTATTGATACCATGGTGATGGCATCTTTAATTGATGAAAATAGATTATTTTATTCTTTAAACAGTGTAGGTTTTGATTATCTTGGTGAAGTTAAAGATGAAAAAGCTTTATTAGATGCAGCAGCTGCAGCAGGTATTGATGCTAAATCAGAAATGTATAAACTTCCTGCAATGGATGTTGGAGCATACGCAGAAAAAGATGCAGCACTAACTTTAAAATTATTTAAAGAATTATCTAAACATATTCAAAAACAAAATTTAGAAAATATATTTGACCTAGAGACACAGCTCTTTCCATGTTTAATAGATATGAAATTTAAAGGAGTGAGAGTAGATGTAGAGGCAGCACACTTATTAAAACAATCAATGATAGCAGAAGAGAAAGAGTTATTATTAGCAGTGAAGAAAGAAACAGGTATTGAGCCACAGATTTGGGCTGCAAGAAGTATTGCACAAGTTTTTGATAAACTTGGTTTAAGTTATCATAGAACAGAGAAATCAAATGCACCCTCCTTTACTAAAAATTATTTATCAGAACACAAACACCCTTTAGTACAAAAAATTGCAAAAGCTAGAGAAATAAATAAAGCGCATACAACTTTTATAGACACCATTTTAAAACATGAACACAAAGGTAGAATTCACGCAGATATTAATCCAATAAGATCGGATCAAGGGGGAACTGTAACGGGAAGATTTAGTTATAGTAATCCAAACTTACAACAAATACCTGCAAGAAATAAAGATTTAGGACCTAAAATTAGATCTTTATTTTTACCTGAACGAGATCATATCTGGGGTTGTTTTGACTATTCACAACAAGAACCAAGACTCGTTGTACATTACGCAGCAGAAACAGATCCTATTATGTATGATGATTCTGTATCTGAAATTGTAAAAAAATTTCAAAACAATACTGTAGACTTTCACCAAACAGTAGCAGACATGGCCGGTATATCTAGAAGTAATGCCAAAACTATTAACTTAGGATTATTTTATGGTATGGGTAAAGCAAAATTACAAGCAGAACTTGGTCTATCTACTAAAGCAGAAGCAGAAAAATTATTTAATCAGTATCACGAGAATGTACCTTTCGTAAAAGAGTTAATGAATATGACTTCAAGACTTGCTCAAACATCTGGATCTATTGGAACCATATTAGGACGTAGATGTAGATTTGATAAATGGGAAATAGCGGAATGGAATGATGGTAAATTTACAGCACCTATGAGTAAACCTGATGCAGAAGCTGCATACTTTACAAAATATCCTAGTGCAACAAAAGCAAATATTAGAAGAGCGATGACTTACAAAGCTTTAAATAAATTAATACAAGGATCAGCTGCTGATATGACTAAGAAAGCTATGTTAGATTTATATAATGAAGGTATTATACCTCATATACAAATTCATGATGAATTAGATATTTCTGTTGAATCAGAAGAACAAGCTAAAAAGATAATTGAAATTATGGAAAATGCTGTTAAACTAGCGGTCCCAAATAAAGTGGATTACGAATCTGGTAAAACATGGGGAGATATTAATGGATAACCCGAGGATTAAAATATGGCCTACCTTAACGCGAATATACCACCGATATATTGTAAAATTAGGACCGAGTATCTCTATGATTTGGACATGGATAAAAAAGGTGAACGTGAATGTGTTATCTTTGGTCTTGCAAGTATTTCAGGCAGGGCTCTCTTGTTTCACATATTACTTCCCAACGGCGCAGTCTACTATAGATTGCCTATCTCAGCGTTTTTCCAAAAACGTTTTTCTAGATCCGAAGTGCCGGATATGTCGGTCGACGAGCTTCAGTTGTGGAACTGTTTTAGTTATTGGCCTAGTGTTCATGTCTTTGATTTTCTTGCTGGTGTAGATGGTAAATATCGTGGAAAGGATAAAAACTTTTATTCAGGAAATTATTTATTCACTGTTGATTGGGCCCATCCTGAACCTAATATTTTGGATGTGGAACATTCTCAAATACCTCAAGAACATAAGTGTGCGCATATACTGGCTCTTGATAACGGTAATTTTGCAGCTCAGCCTAATAATCGCATTTTGTGGCATGTTAATAATTACACTACTGAGTCCGATTGGCCTGACTATAAAGTTCAAAATACAGTCTGGGATGTTGAAGGTGCGGACTGGATTACGGAAGATACTGACAAAATGTTTTACGAGATAGAACCAAATAACACTACTAAAAAATAAAATTTCTGTTATAATATTAGGTTCACCTAATTAAGGAGGACATATGATTGATAGATTTACACATTTGTTTAAAAGCAGAAACGAAGAACAAAATTTAGCTTCTAAAAGAAAAACTTTGTTTAATGCAAGAAGTGAAGTTGATATCAATGCTAATGGTACATCTGGATATGTTGTAAAACATGGGCCAAACAAAGGAAAAGTATTGGCGCATAAAGTTACAAAATCTAACAGTAATTGGTAGTTGATCCTATAAACATTAAATTGTAAAGAGGGCTTATGAAAATAAGTGATAGCACAAGTGTGGCTTTACCACTAAGAAATCTTTTGTCTATAATTGCAGCCGTTGCTATTGGAGCATGGTTTAGTTTCACTGTGGTTGAAAGACTTAATAATCTTGAGACAAGAAACAAGCTTTTTGAAAAAGATTTACTAGAGGCGAGCGTCCAGAAGCCTATTGACCAAGAGCAGTTCATGCTTTTAGAATGGCAAGCAAAACAAATAGAAAAAATTCAAAAAATATTAGAAGAAAATTTACATACCAACGTGATGTTAGAACAACATACAAAAGAATTAGAGAAAATTAAAAAAGATGTAGAAAAATTAAAAGACTCTACACGAGAAATTAAATTTGCAAACGGTAATGGAAAACATTAATGGTTAAAATAGTAATAGCACTATGCATGTTTGTAAATGGTGAGCTTTTGGAACACCGTATTCAAGAGTCTATGAGCACCTGTTTAAAACATAAAAGAGAAGCTTCAAGACATATAAATCCAGAAGATCAACAGTTGATGTGTGGTGAAGTTAAGGCCAATATAGGTAAAAATGTTGATGGTAGTTTATATATACAAAATATTATAAAGTCTAAATAAAATGTTTATCAATGCTGGATCTTTCCAAGAATACGACTATAATAATGAGTATGAAGAATGTGAATGGAGACAAATCCACAGAGGTCTAAATCATGAATCTATCGCGTAATTTCAGTTTAGCAGAATTAACAAAATCAGATACAGCTATTCGTAGAGGGATTAATAATAATCCATCAGCAGACCAAGTAGAAAAATTAAAAGCATTATGTGAAAACATACTTCAACCGGTTAGAGACCGGTTTGGAAGAGTCACGGTAACATCGGGATTTAGAAGTGGAGAATTATGTATAGCTGTAGGTAGTTCTATTAATTCACAACACTCAAAAGCAGAAGCCGCTGATTTTGAGTGTCCAGGTGTGGATAACGCAGAAGTCGCAGATTGGATTAAACAAAATTTAGAATATGATCAACTTATATTGGAGTTTTATACTCCTGGTGAGCCAAACTCCGGATGGATACATTGCAGCTATATCCCTGAACAAAGAAGAGCCAGCTGTTTACATGCTTATCGATTTGAGGGTAAAGTTAAATATAAACCAGTAACAGGAAAGTTTAGAGATTTAGTATGAGTAATGGATTTAAAACAGTAAGATTATTTAATAATATAGATACCGTAAATGGATATTGTGATTATTGCGGTGAAGAAGGTATTTTAGTTGCGATTGTGCCAGAATATTATAGGTGTACAAATTGTGGTGAAGATACTAAACAACATATTAATGGAAGTATCAGATATTTAAAATTAAATGAAGATGATAGACAATGGCTAAAAAGACAAAAGGCTTCGGAGTAAATACTTTTGAAAAGAAAAGTAAACCTAAAATAGGTCGCCATAAAAAGAAAATGAATAAGTCAGAAAAAAGAGATTATAAGCCTTATATTGGTCAAGGAAGAGTTTAAGTATTACTACCTTTTATAGGAACTTCATCACAACCAAACTTTGGATACAATTTTAAGTTGTTGATAACTTCTTTATCAAAAAATTTTTCCGCGTATAATATCTCAAATGATTCAGTGAGTCCAGCTCTTACACATTCATAATGACTATCATATATCTTTGGATATACGTAAGGTTTTTGATTTGGTATTAGACATTGTCCATCTAATAATGAACAAATATATAAAGTTAAAAAAAATTTCATTGACTTGACTTATTTAAAATAATATCCTATATTGTGAGTTAACTAAAATAATAAAGGAGAATATAAACAATGACTGACTTTAGCAAGTATAAAAATGTTACAGTCGATAACGACACTTATACGATTATAACAAAACTACAGACTAAAATGACTCCAGATGTTAAATTATCTAGAAGTCAAGTAGTTAAAACATTAGTAAATGAGAAAGCGAGAAAATTAAATGGGAAACTATCTAAGTAAAACATTAGTTGAAACTAATGACTGCCCTCCAGAACAAAAACTTTGGAGAGCTGTTTTAAATCAAGCTTTGATGGATGCATTTGAAGTGAATACCATTTGGATTTGTGATTATGAAAAAAGAGATGTGGATAATTTTTTTAGATCACGAACTCAAGAGTTTGATGACATTTGTGATAATGCAGGATTAGATCCTACAAGACTTTGGAGAAAGGTACAAAGATTGAAAGGTGTTAAAGCAGGATTTTTAATTCCTCATAAAAAAGAACAACGAACTTTAACGATGTTTGAACGTTTTAAGAAGAAACGAGCGAACTATGTTCAATCGCATTGGAGACATAGCCATGTCGGGTAAAATTATATGTCCACATTGTGATGGTAATGGATTTATTAGAGATAGAGAATCACATCCTGATGTTCGTAAACAAAAAGTCATTCAATGCAAAAATTGTAATTCACAAGGAGAAGTGGATATTACGGAAGATGTCTTGAAAGATTTACAAAATATGACAAGGTTACAATAATGGAACATGGTTATTTAATAGATAAAAAAGGTAAAAAATGGGTCATCAATGGTTATTATATTGATGGAAAAGGTAATTCATGGACTCTTTTATATTTAATGGATGACTGGAGAAAAACTAAAAAAGTGAAAGGAATCATATGATACAAAAAGCAGATTTAGATCGTTTAAAAAAATTAAACGAAGTCACACGAGTGTGTTCAGCTAAGACGAATGAATATTCTAAAGACTTATTTGAATCTTTACTTGCTCGTATGAGAATGTTAGAAAAACAAAAAAACTTTTTACAAAAGAAATTAAGAAAGGTTTATGATGACACCAAAACAAAAAAGACTGATTAATCTTCATCATCATATTAGAAAAGATATGAGGAAGAAAAAAATTAAGAAATATGTTTTGTTATTTTTATTAATTGCAGGACTATTAAAACTAACCTCAGTAGTAATAGGAAATTTATGATTCAAGGAGATAGTGTCGAGTATGAATTGCTTACTAAATGGGCTAAAGAATGTAAGGTCAATAATTTAAGTTGTGAGATTGGAGTTAGAGAAGGACTTGGATCTAAAATTATCTTAGACAATTTAAAACCTAATAAACATTTAGGTATTGATCCTTATGGTAATTTAAACTACCAACACTATGATCACACGGGTGCTTATCAATGTGATTATACGGAAAGTATGAGAGTTCAATTGTTAAAAGATATGTCGGATTATGAAAACTTTGATTTATTTCATATGACCGATATTGATTTTATGAACAGGTTCTATGACGCCGGTCCTTTTGATTTTGTTCATTTTGACGGGCCGCATATGACAAGAGACGTGATGCGAGAAGCCATATGGTTTGCAGATCGATCTAATAAAGGTACGCGTTTTGTGTTTGATGACTATAAAAAATATAACATGCCTAAGATTATAGATATGGTTGGTTATTGGAATTTTAGAGTTATGGAAAGTGGAGAAAATAAAATATTACTGGAAAGACAATGATAAAAAATAAATATTGGGGACCCATTAAAGAAAATTTAGAATATGTTTCTAGTTTAGTAAAAGAGGGTGCTAAAGTTTTGGAAATTGGACCGGGACAAATTCCCTTTAGTAAGGCCACACATTTTTGTGGTTGGACTCAAGAAGAAAAAAATAAATTAAATAATTATAAAATAGTGGATGTTGCAAAACATATTTTTCCTTACGGAGATAAAGAATTTGATTTTGTTTATTGTCGACATGTGATTGAAGATCTTTGGAATCCAATGCATGCTTTAGAAGAAATTTCTAGAATTGCAAAAGAAGGATATATTGAAACACCTTCTCCTGTTTGTGAAATGTCAAAACAAGTGGATGGGGGTAGTCCTTCATACAGAGGATATGCTCATCACCGTTATATTGTTTGGTATGATGCTAATGTATTGAACCTATTACCTAAATTTCCAATTGTTGAATATATTAATTTTTCAGGAGATAATTTGCATAAAATTTTAGAAAATCCTTACCAATGGTGTACTTTTTATCATTTTAATAATGAAGTTAAATATAAACATTATCAAATGGGAAGAGAAATGGATTTTGTTTTATACGATCAAAGTTATCCTAAAATTATTGAAAAAGCTCTTAATGCAGGAATAGAAAATGCTAATCATCAAATAAAAAAAGTAGAAAATTTTAAACATGATAAATAAAAAACCTCTTAAATTAAAAGTACGTAATTTTAAAAAGTACTGGGTTACGGATACGTCTCAAGGTAGTTTAATTAAAATATGTTATGGTGAAGATGATCGTGTCATGGAAATTGACTGTCGTTGGAGTGACAGGAATCGAGATGCGAGCGGCAGGGTGTATAATGGAAAAAAGTAAACAAGAACTTTTATTTTCGGTTGAAGAATTACGTGTAGAAGTTAATGGTGTCAGAGCCGTTAACTCAGTTGATCTCCATGATTTAGTGATACCGTTTGATTCCACACCAGGACAATTTTTAGAACTAAAAGATTTATTTTTTAAAGGTGAATATATTTTACATTCATCTGGAGCTTATCATTGGTTTCATTCCACACATATCACCACAGTAAGACCTGGTAAATTACCTAAATATTTTACTGAACCTGTGTTTCCCTGGTTACAAAGTACCCATAATAAATCAGGAAAGATTCGAGTACCGAAGGTCCCACAAACACGAGCACCTTATCCTTATTTATCGATTGGAAAATTTAAAAAGAAAATACAAATGCATGTTTTATGTGCCGCTGCATTTATTCCAAGACCGGAAGATCCAGAGTATTGTGTGGTTCATCATATTAATAAAATGAAATGGGATTACAGTTTAAGAAATCTTGCCTGGAATACTAATAAAGGAAACTCGGAAGGTTTTAAAATGGAAAGACGGATGAGTCCAACAGAAGTATTTGATAAATGGTGGGATGAATTTCAAAGAGGAGTAGAATACAATGTCGAAGACTGGGAAAAAGACGAAGACCAATTTTAATCCTATAGCCAAAGATTTAAGAACTCCGAAATACAAATCGAGAGTGATTAAAAATAAAAAGAAAGAAGAAGAACTCAAACGATATAAACAACTTTACATATTGGAATATTTAAAATGATTAAATGGAATAAACAATTTACCTATCCTGAATCTATCAGGTCCCTAATTAAAGATGAAAGACACTATGCAATTGGTGATGAGAAATTACCATCAGTGACAACCATACTATCCGCTACACAATCTGAGGAGAAGAAAGCATCTTTGGCAAAATGGAAACAAAAGGTTGGCGAGAATGAGGCAGAACGTGTTAAGAATGTGGCAGCTAATAGAGGAACTAAAATGCATAGTATTTTAGAGGCTTACGTTGAAGGAAAAAACATTCTAGATCTCACAGAGATGGGCCAGGAAGCGCATCGAATGGCAAATACAGTCATTGACCAAGGGTTAAAGGATTTGGATGAAATATGGGGCTCTGAGGTGACTTTGGCTTATCCGGGTTTATATGCAGGAGCGACCGATCTATGTGGTGTTTATCAAGGGCGCGAAAGTATAATTGATTTTAAACAGAGTAACAAGCCTAAAAAAGCAGAATGGATAGAAGATTACAAGCTTCAAGGTGCAGCATATGCCACTGCCCATGATGACATGTTTGGGACACAAATCGAACAAACGGTGATCCTAATGTGTACTCCTGATTGTTTTTTCCAAAGGTTTATTATCAATGGAAAAGAGTTTCGGGAATATAAATGGAAATGGCTAGAAAGAGTGAATAAATACTATGAGCAAAGACAAAACAACCTGGAATAGAAAAGTGTTGCATATGAGCAATAAATGTGACGAACTTGCCGCAAGCTACTGGAAGGGAGAGGCGAGCAGCAGGGAACAAGGGTATAAGTTATGGTTAAAAGAGGTAAAAAAAATTAGCCATTTTATTGATATTTTTAAAAAAAAGGACAGTAATGTTGACCTATAGGTGTTGCAAAAATGTCACCGACTTTTTTGCATATTGTCTAGAATCGTTGATACAAGCGGCTAGTAGCGAGGGGCGAGGAGAAAAAAGTCGTAAAAGTAGAAAAAAGTCGGGCCTTAAGTTGTTGATATATAAGGATTATTTATACTTTCCGACTTTCCTACTTTTTTTTTTCAGTTTTGGAAAGGTAATTATAGAAAAGATATTTTAGACCCTATAGGTAGGAAGTGATATAAGTATCGGATGGTAAAGAAAAAATCTAAATATAAATCGGTTGTTATTAATAAAAAGCGTTATTATTTCTATAAAATAACCTGGTTAGATATCTTAGGTGATAGTGGGCACGCTGATACAAATGAATTTAACGGCATGAAACCTGCAGAAATGATTACTCATGCGTATGTTTTTTCAAAGGATAATAATATGCTGAAAACATTTTCTTCGTATGATAGTTCGTGTGAGTCTTTTTCAGATCGTAATGTATTTCCAATAGGATGCATAAAGAAACTGGAGAAGATTAACTTATAAACGGAGGGAAATATGCCTAAAAAGAAAAAAGATGAAACAATGGAAGATATCATTGATAGAATGGATGAGGATCTTCAAAAGTTAAGAGACAAAGTCTGGGACATGGAATCAGACGACAAAGTCGAAGATGACGATGACTTCGAAGATGAAGATGAATCTGAGGAGGATGAGGACGATGAATAAGGAATGTGCAATATGCAAAGAAAAGTTTGAAGCTGAAAATGAATATCAAACTATTTGTAGTGATGAATGTAAACAAGAAGCACTTGCTAAATTAGATTCTAATTCTGATGAGTGTCTGTCTTGTCAGTAAATTCAAATTGACTGTCAGGAAGTGATTTAACTTTCTCTTTCAATTCTTCAACTTCAACACCTTCTAGGATCGGTGAGTATTCATTGATGATTGTTTTGAGTCGTGCTTCTAATTGATCGGCTGATAAATCTTCAAGCTTACCGGTCCTAATTATTTTCTGTTCAACATAAAGCCCTGCCGCTTTACCACGTGCGACTTCAGCATTAATAGCAGCACTCCATGCTCCCTTCTTGCGAGATTCTTCTCTAAGTTTAGCCAACTCAGTAATATGTTTTTCAAATGTGACTTCATATTTTTTTTGAAACTCCTCTCTCAATTCACCAATGTATTGCACTACCATAGGATATTTTCTAGGGTTAGTTAATTCTGAGCCAGTTACTCTAGCTCTATCTTCAGCATATCCTGCTGCAATAGCACATTCGTATTTGGTCATACGACCTTCATTGCTTACAAGTTCGTAAGCAAATTTCTTTTGCATTTCTGTTAATTCTTTGTGTCTTCCCATAATGATATTTTTGCTTTGTCCATATGTAATTTAAAATTTCTTAAATTTTTATAAGCTTCAATTAAATGAAATTTTTTATCAACTTCTTTATTTGGATTTTTCATTGATCCAGTTTTATGATATCTTTTTTTAGTTTTTATATTGTTTCCAATTTTATATCTATATTCATAGACATCTATTTGCATATTCATTAATGGTTTTAATTTTACAATTAAATATGCTTCCCAATAATGCCTTCTTTTTAAATCTTTTGGAGCTTTTAATATTTTAACAATATCAAAGTTTCCAGCTGAACTATCATCTCTTAGATGTCTTCCTTTTAAAAAACTATAACTTTCACCTATATACATGAGTTTATTATCTAAATATCTAAGATAAATGACCGGAAAATCTTTTTGTTTATTTTGTATAATCATCTATTGACTTATAACGTAACTTCTAGTACAAGTCAAATATTAACATATTTTTCCTTTCAGGTTAAATGTTTGGTTAATGTTTTATTTGTTGGGGTGGCACTGGAAACGGTGCCACTTTAGAAATTATGATTAGAGGAATATTATTTAGACAGACACTAGAAAAGTTTTTTAAATCTCCTGTTGCACAGAATGCAAGAGTTCAAGTTGTGCTTCCGAATGGAGAATTTTATGACATCAAAGACATCAAACTTCTTGAAAATAAAATTATTGGTGTTAGAGAAACACACAGATTAGTTCTCACTGTACAACCTGAACAATGGAAAATGGGTAAGGTTATTGGAAAGCTCTAATTACGGTGAAACCAGAGTCAAAATTCTATGCAGAAATTAAAAAAAATTTTAAGTCATTGTCGCTCATTCGACTGGAGAATCTTAGCCTTGCCGGCACTCCTGATCTATTGGTCTGTAATAATTTTGGGCACTTTTTCACTATAGAGCTGAAAGTAACAACTAGTAACAAAGTACGCTTCTCACCTCATCAAATTGCCTTCCATGTGAGGCATCCTAAGAATACATTTATCCTAGTAAAGCACCTCGCTTCTAGTCTCTCGAAACTTTACGAAGGTAAAGATATCTTGCTGCTTGCTGCTCGTGGCTTGTCGCTTGAACCCTGCTGCTCGGGGCTTGACGCTTGTCGCTTGAAGCTTGAATCTTTGGGTGCTTGACGCTCGTGGCTTGATGCTTGTTGCTTGGCGCTTGAAGCTTCCTTCTCTTCTCTCGCTCTCCTCCTGAGCTCTTCATAATACTTTGGATGTTTGAATACGTG